AATTCCATTTTGAGGACTTTGGGTAGAAACCATTAATCCTGAAGAATTGAAATATGGCATACCATTTGTATAGTATGGACCATAATATAAACCACCAGTAATAGTTGCAATACCAGTTATTCTGGCTTTTCTTGCAGTGAATTCATCAAAGAAAATATCATCATTAACATATAAATCTCCACCAATATAGACATCACTTCTGAATGTTGATACACCTACAAAAGTAGAGACTCCTAGAACATTAATTCCTGTATTTGCAGTTAAAATGCCTGCAAATGTTGCACCATCTCTAAATGTAGCAAATCCAACAATTGTTGAAATGCCACTTACATAAAGTTCTCTGACTGAAGCAATTCCACCAATTACATTTTCAGCACTAACTGCTCTTCCTCCAGCAGAACCTGAAAGACTAGAAATAACTTTAACGGCATTTTGTTGTCCAACGCGGACTTTAATATCTGCCATTAGCGAGTAGCTCCTTCTCTTACAAGAACCATACCTTCAATGACTCTATTTTTCACTCCAAATTCATCAGTAATAACAACATCATAAATGTATCTTCCTGGTTTAATTTCCGCTGTTTGTGCCGCTGTTAGTCTAATTAGAATTTGTCCACCAGATTCTGATTCAATCGTAGCATTAAAGTTAATAGCAGTAGTGCTTCCCGACCACTTTCTCATTTGGGAAGCAACTGTATAATTTGTTAAATCAAAGGAAGAATTTGTAGCAGATCCTTCTAAAGTGAAAAGTTGGCTAAAATTAGCTCCCGTATTTATAACCAGGTTATTAACATATACCGCTGCCATCTATTTTTAGAGACCTACTTTTTATTTATATCTGGTGTTGGTCCGAGTGTTGCTAGAACTTCTTGCTGCCTAAGATAGAGTTTGCAGTATAATTTTGAGAATTTTTTTAGTTCATCAAAACTAAGTTCATCAATAACTCTGGAATGTTTCTCATATTCAAACATTTTATTGATTGATTCAAGTTTAATTTCATCTGGATCCATTAATAATCTCCTTTAATAAAGACTTAATTTCTTCAATATCTTTTTTCATATTATCAATTTCACTTTTTTGTAATGCTCTATTGTTCATAGCATTAATATATTGAGTATAAGAAACATTATCGCAGTTAATTATAGCTCCAGTCTGTTCATCTCGATACAAATTTGGATGTCCTTGTACTGGTATCATCATGCTAACGCAATACTTCTAAGATCTTTAAATCTTGGAGCGTATGCTTGAGATCTACCAGACATTACAATTTTGATTGTATATCCGGTAAAACTACCAAGATTATTAGCACTAAACTCATATTCTAAGAATTGATCTTTGAGACTTGCTGGAACAAATACGTCTGGAAGTCCACTGTTCTTGGATGGATCAACAACATCTAAATATCCATCTTGATTGTTATCAATAGTTAGATTATCATATCCTGGGAATAATTCAAATGCTTGATTTACTTCACTGGAATCTGGTCTGATTAAACTATAAAGAACTCTAAAATCTGCTGTCGAATCTCTGTAAGCACTTAATATAACCTTCAGAGATGTTGCTGGTTGATTAAGTCTTACAGTGTTTGAAATGTATACCGCAGCGTGAGGATCATCTAAAATACTATTAACTCGATTATCTAAGGTATAATTTGAGATTGGGGAGTTTAATCTATTGCTTATAAGTTGTGCAGAAGATTCCTTCCAGAAAATCACTGGGGATAAATTTGTATCAGTGGTTGATAAATCTACCTTAATAGTGAAAGACTTATTTCTTAATAGAGATCCTAAGTATGTCTGCTCATTAATATTTGAACAAACAATTCTAGTTGAACTGAGATCATTTTCAACACCAATTTCTACAGGTTCATATCCTTGATCTACAAAAGAAGTTTCACTTCCGTTGACGCTAGTGCCGCTTACAGTTCTTATTTGAGCAACACTGGAAGTTACTGCTGAAGGATTGATAACTGATATTTGTGGAACAATAGTATTAAATTGAATATTTTCAGATGCTCTAACTTCACTTCCACCACACACGGCATATGAGTTAAATGATAGTTGTGGAGCACCTGTAATAGAACCGTCGGTAGATCTATTGGTTGCATTTGCATCGAATGCTGACCTATCAATTTCAATATAGTAATTATCAATATCAATTCCAGTATCACTAATATCGTGTGTTTTATTAATTCTTCTTAATGAAACACCACCAAGTTCATACTTATAAACCTGAGTATTGGTTGTATAAGTTAGAGCTAGGGTAGAATCAATACCTCTAGTAATTCCATTTAATGTCCCACTACCAACAGAGGTATACTTAATAATTTCATTTTCAATTTTAACAAATCCTGGATTTGTTGCACTTACGGTAAGACCTTCAAAAGTATTGAAGTTGGATGTGGAAGCAATACTAATTGTTGTATTTGTTGAAGTTACTGGTTGTGTAAGAGTGGTAGGAATAATATCACTAATTGCATTAGAAATTGTAACTTTATTGTTATTCGAATACATTCCATGATTAAAGTGATTCACTTTAAAGAAGTTGCCAGCATCAATTCCACCAATCGCAGTCGATGAAAGAACACTGGTGCCAGCAATAGATGTGGCATTTCCAGAAGTATCATAGTAGACTAATGTTGAAATTCCAGCAGTTACAAATGAATTACCTTGAACGTTGGAAAGATAAAGAGTATCGAGTCCAGTAATAGAATTAATGGTAATCCTTGCGTTTCTTCCTGATACTGAAGAAACAGAAGATGTAACAATTCCAACTACATCACCAACAGCATATCCATTTCCCGGATTTACAATTGTTGCAACACCAACAACACCACTTGTAGCAGTAATGTTCAGAGTTAGTCCTGTTCCATTACCTGTAATTGCATAAGTGGAAACTACACCGTTCGAATAGTTTGTTCCTCCAGTAGTTACTCCTACAGTTGCAACAGAACTTCCAGTACCAACAATGTATCCATAAGTATATGGAGTACCAACTGAAGAAACTTTTCTACCAGTCGTTAAAATACCAATATTTGTGGTTGAAGTTGTAGATGTAATTCCAATCTTAAGTTGTCTTGGTAATAATGCAATTGGGCTTGGATCTAGTTTTGGAATATATCCATTACTTTCATTTAGAGATGGATTGTGGAAGAATGCACTTCCAGTAGAGGAAGCAAATTTTGCCTTATAAAGTTTGAACTTTAAATCTTGATATTGATTTGCCGTCCAAATAGATCCATTCTGAGACTTAAACAAACTTCCTAAAGCAAACTGTCTTGAGTATCTGATGCTTTGGGAATCTGGGAGAGTTGAAGTTTCAATGGTCTTTTGACCCATTTCAGCGATCCAAACTTCGTATTGATCACTTTGAGGTGCAAGAAGAACGATTGCATACTCTAAACCTGGTGCAAGATAAATTGGATAATCAAACGTGACTTTAGTTGCAACTGATGCATTTGTTGAAGTCTGAATGTCACTTGGTTTTAATGTGACTGGATTCCCAAGGATCTTAGTTGTTGGTGTCCCCAGTTCAACAGTTCTAACTTCAACAGTAAGTGGTGCATTTCCAGGATCCTTATTAGAAAAATACAAATCTACTGCTGTTAAGAATGCACCATTAACATCCTCACTTGGAGTATTTCCATTTGAATTATCAGTAGATCCACTGACCGTGAATGATTGTGCTAATGGATCAACATAATAAATTGTTGTAGTTGCTGTAATTGTTCTCTGCTTCTGCTCCCAGGTTCCTTCAGATTTATAAATTGTTTCTCCACTTGAAATTAAATTGCTTCCAGGTAGAGGAGCTTCATTAGTTTGACTTGACGTTAGTTTATAAACTTTCGATCCTGTTGCAATTCTAACTGCTGGAACTGGACTTGCATTTGGATCTTTCAAGAAGAACGATCCTGCTAAGAATCCATTAAGATCACTAATTAGTCTAAGATCTTTTACATATGCAACAGAACCACTTGTTTGTCCAACAAGTTTCATACCAATAGTCAAATATCCAGAATATAATCCTTGAGCTTCTGAACATAAAGATTCTACATCAATGTTTAAAACTTTAGAGGAAGCACTATAGGATGCTGGAATACTTTCTGTAGTTAGATATGGATTTGTTGTATATGTAACTGATGGATTACTATATGGACCCTCTTTATGATTTGCTTTTGCAACTCTAAAACTAATTGCCTGACTTAATACTCCAGAGGTTGTATTAACATATCCAAAGACTTTTTCACCCACTTGGAATGCAGAAGAAGCGCCATAATTTTGAAGGGTTGAATCTGTTGCAATTTCTACAAGTTTTGGAATGAAATCTACAGATCCGTTTCCATCTAAGAATTGATAGTATCTTGTTAATGGTCTTAGATTTACAGCTTTAAATCCAGTATTTCTGGATCTCATATAAAGTTCATTGCCTGATGCAACAACTTTATCTACAGTTGTGGTAGTTGTTTCTTGCCCAACAACTTGATATCTTCCGGTTGCATACAACCAAACCCAATTTGTTTGATTGACATTTATATCTGGAAGGCGGATAGTTCTAACCCAACTATCACTTGCTGGACTTAATTTAATAGTACCACTATAAGAAACAATATTAAATGGATTTACATTTTCAACTTTAGTTGCAAATAACTGTTCAATCCAACCAACAGAATTATACTTTAATGTTAAGATTTCATCAGTTTTTTGTACATTTGAATCAAATAAAGCAAAATTTTGAGATAGATCTAGTGTTTCATCTGTTGCATTTTCTGCAGAAACAGGTTTAAGATTTATTGTATTTCTGCTAGTTTGTGTAATTAATTCACTGTTGTCAGTGTCTACTTCAATTTTAGATAATTCTAAATTAATCAAGTCACTATTTTTAAAATCATCTACAAAAAATCCAGTTTTAAAGCGACTTAATCCTTGTGCATCACGAATCTGGAGTGTTTGTGTGTTAAGTTCGAGTAATGATAATGAAGTGACTCTTTCTAAATTAACTACTCTATTTTCAATCTTACCAATATCACGCATAGTATATCTCTTGTTATCTACAAGAGTAATTGATGCATCTTTTGGATTATAAAGATACGGTGGTAATGTGATGGTAGCAATTTCAATAGAATCACTTGGTTTTGCTGGTTCTTTTGGATCCAGTGCAGGAGTTCCTTGAGTAACTGTGAACTTTCCATTTTTATCAATGAAAAGTTTATCGATTCTTCCAAGATAAAATTGATACCCAATTAAAGCACTTTCATTAGGTGACATTAAAATTTTTGGTTCTGTACCAAAAGATCTTGATGCAAAATCAAATGGTGAGGATGATGTACTTGTGAATGGAGATACTCTTGGTCTAAAGTCTAAAGTATCAGAAACTCTGATATTATTTTTACCAACCAATGGAATATCTGAAGTGAATCTTTCACCATCATAACTATTAACGGTGAATACATCTCCAGTATCACTTGTAGGCACTGAATAATAATCAAAAATTACTAAGAGTTGTTTTGATGGAGCACTTTCTCCTGAATTTCTAACAAGTTTAGAATAATCATAATATTGTTCTTTTTGCCCTTTATCTAAGGTGTATTTGGTAGTTATGTTTCTATAACTACCAAGAGTAATTGAAGAAATCGTAGTTTGAATTTTAGATTCTTCAAAAGTTACGGATTCTCCCTCAGAAAGGGTATTTCCATTCAAATAAACAATACCTAAAGTATTGGAAGAAGGTTTTGATACAATTCTAGCAACTGCATTACTTACTCTTCCGATAATATTTTCACCAATAATTGCATTATTATCAACATTTACAACAGAACTAAATGATAGTTTAGTTAAAATAGGAGCATTTGTATCAAGAGACTCATAAACAGCGATTACTTTAACAACATCTGGATAATTTAAACTAATCTCTTCATCTTGAACTCGTAAACCATAGTATTGATTATATGTAAGACCATCATTAATAGATGTGTTAACACCTACTCCAGATTGTGGATTTTTGGAAAGAGTTACATTAATTGTCTTACTTCTATTAAACTGCTTGACTTTACTTTGAATAGAGTTCTTAACAAATGTTGCAGTAATTGCAGAAATTGCCTTATTAGATATATTTGTAAATGTTACTTGAGATGAATTCAAACTTAAAGTAACTTTATCAGATGACAGACTTTCAATAGTTCCATCGGCATAAAAAATTGAATATCTCTCTTCATCAAATGCTTCAAATCTTGCAGAAGTTGTATTGATACCAAGATTAAAATTACTGGTATTGACGGTTAAGGATCCACCAGATGGAGTTAGAGTGCCAGTGGACTGAGCGGTGAATGTAATTGTTGATGTGCTTAAATCAGTAGAGGCAATATTTGCATCTGGAAGTTGAGCATATAAAAATCCCTTATCATCATTTAAAATCTTTGTTTCTCCAAGAGTATATGCTCCACTATATTGTGAAGTTGGCAACGATCCATCACACACACCATTTACGCTGGTAACACTTGCAAGAGTGAGTGATAGTCCAGTTGAAGATACTGAAGCAACTCTATTGTATGTTTCTGTAGATACTCCTGCTCTTTGATATCTGATTATATTATCTGTTCTGATTCCACTAAAGCTAAATGGTGAAGAAACTGTTGCGGTGCTAATTCCACCACTAGAAGCAGTAATTGTAATTGTTTCTGGTCTTATAGTTTTACTTAATTGAGTATCTGATATAAACGCAGTGCTAAATCCAGATACAGATGTTGGTTGATGCACAGATCTAACATCTTCTATACTATAGACCTTAATAGAAGATATGGTTCTAGAATAATTTTCAGAACCATTGATTAAGATTTGCTCATTAACTGAAAATGCCCCAGAAGTTTGACTTAAAGCAATTGTTGCCCCACTAATCGATGCGACATATCCACTTGCACCACTACTCTTTCCTTTTATAAATGAAGTTATTGGTAGTTCTGTAGTCGTTAATGATTGATTTAGTGTTAACTCAGTATATGTTTGTACATCATATAGATATAAATCCCAATTTGTAGTTTGATTTGAATATGCAGCATCAGTTACATTAAATGTATAGACCCTTGCAGATCCTACAGTTGATCCTGCAGCGACAGTTGTACTATCTTTTCTTCTCCCCTGAAGATATACTATTCCTTTTTGACTTGGAGCTCCAGAGACATTATTTACTCTAACCAAGTTACCCATTTCAAAAGGAATATTTGCCGAAGAAACTGTTTGAGTTGTTCTTGGTTTGGAAACATCTATAATCTCAACTCCTGTTTTTTCAACGTCATATCCTTTAATATAAGCCTTACCAGGAGACATTTTAAAACACATCAGGTCATCTGATGGTGTATTACCTTGCTCTGTTTTTTCCGTATCAAAAAATAAACCATCATTACCAATTCTATTGTTTAACGAATTGTTTAATGAAAATTGAAATGGTGTTACAACATAATCACCAGATTCATCATAAGTCCTTTGTGCTAGATAATCTCTTATATTAGAATATTCAGTCTTAGTTTCTATCTTTTTAATAGCACCATTCTGTACTCTAAGTAATTCTACAAAATCAATATCATTATTATCAGTTAGAAGTCTTTTTGTTAATGTTAAAGAAATTTTGAATCTATCTGCTCCTGGAGCTGCATAGTTTGTAAATCCTTTTGCATTATCATATAAACTAGAATCGTCTCTAGCAGTGATAATTTCTTCATTAATTCTTAATCCAACTCTATATGAGGGAGTATTAGTATAATAATCTAAAATTATAGTCTGTTTCGGTACTCTTACAAAGGTACCTCTAATAAAGTATACTCCTTCACCAATTAAAGCCGCAGATCCAGTTGAAGTTGAATTTGAAGCAATTGTAGTAGCAAAGGGAGTTCCTGCAGTTATTGTAGTGGATTGATATGTAATATCTTCTTCAATGTATAAAGACTCATTATCTTTAAAAGTTGCTACCTCAAAATTAGAATCCGAAGTTACATATTTTACATAAAGTGTTACATATTCTACTTCAGAATCTGGAAGTTGTACTAACTGAACATTAGCAGAAACCCCCGAATCTGTTCCTATGATTTTCTTTCCAGCATATTTTTCAACATAATTTGATATATCGATTCCATACTGAAGTTGATTTAACTTAACAGCATAAAACTGTCCATCGTAAGCAATATTTCCGGGGATCACCATCGATCCATCTTTGAAAATATGACTTCCAAATAATTCTACTTGATCTTGTAATATTGATTGGAGTGTGTTAAGTTCACGAGCTTGAATTGCTCTTCCTGGATTGAATAAAACTTTATAATAGTTTTTATCCCTTGCACCCACACTTTTTTCTGAAAAATCATCAAAATATGGATTTATATTAAGATTAGTTTTTTGAGCCATCTTTTAGAATTCCAGGATAATTTTAACGTCTTCTTTTTGTCTTAGACTTCTAGAAACTGTAGGTCTGTTATCAATGTAAATTATTTCTCCAGACTTATTATTTATTTGGGGTGATGCAAGACCATTTGTAAATTGAACCCCCAAGTTGATTATTCTATTAGAAATAGTTACCTTATTATCGGAAAATGAAGTATCAATACTTGCATTGAAACCATCTCCAGTAATTTGGAGATTACTATCAGATACAAAATCTATTGAACTACCAGCACTTGTTCCCGAAGTATTAAAGAATGATGAAACACCTACAAAATCTTGATATGTTGATCCATTTCCACCATTAAAATATAAAGAGCGATCTTTATAATATTTTAAAACTTTTGTTTCATCATCATATGATGCTACATATCCAACTGCTTTTTTGCCAGTATTCGTATCAATTTGCTGTATTCTTGTGCCCACAGTTACAGCAGCATTTGATGGTGTAACAGAAGATAATTTTATAGCATATAATGCAGAAAAATCATTTTCATTATACACAGTAGTATTAATTCCTGTAGAATCATAAACTGTAGGATTTTTTAAAATTCCAATTTGGGCAAATTTAGAGTCAATTGGGAAATTTTTTGTAGAGTCATCAAAACGGGCATAAACTAAAATTCTATCTGCTCCCAGTTCTTTGTAAATATCAAATCCGTGACCCTTTGATGGTGGAATAATAGGAATTAATTCTGCATAGGTTGATGGTGTATTGGATCCAGTTGTTCCTAGATCAACTAGAGCATATGTGTAATTTTTTCCACCAGATGTTACTACAGCATCAGTAATTTTTCCTTGTGTAGAGTCAATTTGTATAGAAACTTTCCCACCAGATCCATCACCAACTAGGTTGCAAGATTGCCCCGATTGTAAGTTATATCCGACACCGCCATTTTTAATATAAACCTTTTTAATCTGATTTTCATTTAGAGTCGAATCCCCATTTTCTCTCACTGCAACAATTTGGGGGTCTGTATTTGTTTGCCAATTATTTGGTATTGTAATATATTCAGTAGTATCAAACTTAACAATATCACTTGGAGATGTAGTGTACAAATACTTCCAAGTATATCCATCACTTAATTTGGATGGTTCCAAATCAGTAAATGTTGGTTCTACTTGAGATGCATTTCCAGTTGTTCTGATTCCAGATGATCCATTATCAATGCAAATATAAACTTTATAATCTGAATTAATTACATAATAGTTTGCATCATATAACCTCATTGCACCAGTAATTGGAGATGGTGATAGAATACTATAGTCTGGTCGATACATTTCGTACTGTTGACCAGAAACCCAATTAATTTTTCTAACTACCCTTCTAATATTAGCACTAGTAATCTTTCTACCAAATAAAATAGTAGATTCATAATGATTTAAATAATCAATATTATCAATTGGATTTGGTGGAGTAGAGTTCCAATTGGTATCTCTTCCAAACCCAGATGTTGTTGGATTTGATAGTCCAACAAAAACATAATATGAATTTGCAGATTCCTGAACTTTATCTATAAAAGTAGATGCATTCAGTATTCTAAATTGATCTGTTACAAATGCAGACATCTGAATATTGTTTTTTCTATATTTATATCACGTTAAAGAATCTTTTTAATTGGACCAATACTTCTTAGTCCATATCCTCTTCTTTGAATTGTTGGGAATGTTGATAATCCAGAATCAACATTATATCCAGAAACTGCTATCGCTACTGGAGAAGATGAGCGAGTAAATCCATACATCTTACCCCAAGAGAACTTACCTACAGTGGATCCTGTTGTAGCAATACCAACAACTGAAGAGTCAGACTTAATATTACAAGTCATAATTCCAAGAGAAGAGTTAAATGCACTGATATGATATATGTTATCTAAAAATTCAGTTCCAACACCAATAACACTGCCATCATGATTAACAATAGATGTTACACCGTTTCCAACGGTAGTGTTAAAAATATAAATTGGATATCCAATTGTCCAATCTGTAAATGGTGCTAATGCTGGGTCTAAGGTAAATTTAATTGCAAGATTTGTACCAATTCCAGTAGCAGTTGTAATACCAATAATGTTTCCAAAAGATCCAGCAACTCCAGTGATATTTTTAATATTTTCATAAACTGGGTCGGGGAGAGGTACAATAACCTCTGGTAAATTAGAAGTTGTATATCCAAATCCAGGATTTAATATTGTAACTGGAGAAGAAAGAGATCCATTAACAACAGCAATGGTTGCTGTTGCTGTTGTACCTAAACCAACGCCAACTGAAGGTGGTGCAGAAATTTTAACTTCTACTGATGCACCACTATAACCACTACCAGACTGATTAATTGTTAGAGTTTGGATAGTTCCGGCAGCAGAAACAGTGGCAGTAACAGCAGCAGATACTGGATCAACAGATCCAGATACTATTAATCCATCAAATTCTGTTGGACTATCATAACTAAAGAATTTAACATTATCTACGAAAATTTGATTATCTGTTGTAGATAAATTTGAAATTAATCTTGCGGTTGGATATACTTGAGATTCAGCAGAATCTCTTGCTTTTGAAACAGTATTTCCATCGATAACTTTATCAACTTTCTGTTTTATCCAACTTAAATTAAGTTGTTTATCAGATTGTGAATTAATTCCTTGGAAGAAATAATTATTAGTTTGAATTCTGTCGGCAGATGGAATATCAAAAATGTTTCTAATTTCTTGTGTAGTTGTTATCCCAAGATAATTATTATTACTAAACGCCTGGACGGAATCTCCAATCTTAAGAGTTTCAAAAACATCTACCTGAGTACTATCATCAGCACTCCCTCTGTAAAAGAAGATTGCAACATTATCTTCTGGTTTTGGTGGTTGGGTAAATGTAAACGATGTTCCTCCATTAAATTCATATGCAACACCTGGTTGCTGAAGAATTCCATTTATAAAGATAATTAATAAAGTATTAAAATCAATAAGTTGTGAATCTGGGTCAGAAGCATTTTTTTCAAAACTTAACAATTGAGAATTATAATATAATGGGAATCTAGTTCTAGATCCATTTTGATAAGTTTTTACACTATCAATATAATCCATCTGACCAAATTGCCAAGCGGAGAAAGAATCTGTAAATGTACTAAGAATGGTTAATTGAAACTCTGAAACTGGTTGAGAGAGACCATATGCGGTAACAAGACCAACTGCTTTAACCACATCACCAGGTTTAAATCCATAACCATTTCTTACAACTTTAAATCCAGTAACTTCAAATAATGTGGATCCAATTCCTGTTGTTGAACTTGCTCCAACATCAACATTTAATAACAATCCTACTCCAGTATCTGTAGTTGCACCAATACTTAGTCTAGACATACCAATTACTGGCAAGTTATTATAACTTGGTGGAGATATGCTTATCGTTGGATTTGTATATCCAGTTCCTGCGTTAATAATATTAAATGATAATGTTCCACCAGCGCCAACATTGGATGTAATTGTTGCCGATGTGCCAGCATGACCAGATTCCGATATTGAGATTGTAACAGGAGTTCTATATCCAGACCCCCAATTTCCAGTTGTTCCAATTCCAATGGAAACAATCGTTCCACCAACACCAATAATTGCAGTGACTGAAGCACCAACTAAAGGTGCATACCCAAGCCCTGGTGTTGATCCGAGGGAAACAATTAAACCACCTCTTGGAAGTTGATTAACATTAACATCATCGACAGATACGTATGTTGATCCATTTGATGACGTAATCCCAGAAAATACAATACTACTGATGCCTAGTGTATTGTTTTCTACTATTGTAAAATTATTTTGTGAGTTGTTTTCAGTTGTTGGAGTTTGGAATATTCCATTAATGAATACAATACCATTTCCACCAGTGCTTCCTAAACCAACTGTGTTAATACCATTTACAGTTAAGGTGTAAGTTTGACCAATTCCAGTAAATCTTTCGGAAACATTGTCGTAGACTTGGTTAGTTGTATAATCCTTTCTCAAAAATACTCTACCATTAAATACTGAAGTTGGTTCTGGTAGTCCAAAGGTATTGGTATAGTACTGTGATGTTGTTATTCCTCTTGGTGCGTCAGTGAAATAAATTTTGCTATTTACAATATTGAACGTACCTCTATAAAGAGAAACTGAACTATAGTCTGAATGTGTCGTTGAAGATGATCCTACAAATCCCCTCTGAACTGTAACCAAAGGAAATGTACCTGCAAATGAAACTGGACCGGAATATGATGTTCCAAATCCAACACTAATCACTTTCATATATTCATTATCAATCTTTAAAATATCACCGATAGTGATTGATGATATTCCACTAAGTGCAAAAGTTGTCGATGCAGTACCTATCTGCCCGCCACTATTGACTGTATAATTGAGTAATGAATATGCTATTGGTGATTGTACAATATTATTGATAGAAATAATCGATTTATCATTCTTTTTACTCATTTCAAATTGGTGAGAATTTCCTGCACCAACTGTGGTGAATGTTACAGCAATCGCTGGATTTGCTAAAGCATATTCTTTTCTTGTTGCAATCTTAAAGTTATTATTATCAATTTTAATTGCATAAACTGTGGATGGTAAAATATTTGTTACAACTCCCACATTATTCAAAGTTGATCCTATACCAACAGATGTTGAAGCAAATCCTGGAGTTGTTGATCCTGAAGTATAGATCAATTCCTCTCCAGTACTAAAGAAATGATTTAAAATACTAAATTGTCCTGTTGATAAATTAACTGCAGTGGAATCTGTAGGATCAAATACTTTTCTAAAAATAGGTGTACCTTGATAATTTAAATCAAAATCAGTTTTAGTCTCTGTAAACTGAGAACTAATATCATCAATATTAAGAACTCTATTTGTTCTACATTCAATATAATCTGCTAATCTTCTATTTTTTAACTTTAAAAATCTTGAACTATTACCATCAGTATCAACATCTATTACTAAATCAAAGTTGTTAATAGTATCAACTCTATTTTCATCTATAAAATTATATACAAAATCTGCATATTGATTTGCAGTAATTCCAATTCCAGCATTTTTTACTATCTGAGTGTCTGAAAAGTTTTTAAGTCCACTTGTATGCAAAAGACTATTAACTGGACTTACAATGTCTACCCATTCTTGGTTACTCTTTACCGAATATGAAAGGTTTTGGTAGTAATCATTATCTGGAATTACTTGAATATCCTCATCAAGTTTTCCAGTATCATCTGACCAACCAATATTCTGTGGTGTGGAATAATTTACTTCAAATTGACCTACAGACTCTTTTATCTCACTAATTGTAGCAATTGTTCCAGATTGCGTTCCACGGACAGTTTGATTTGTTACTAATTCATATGAACCAGAAATTTTAATATAATTCTTATTACTTTCTGTAATTTTAAGATCACTATTAACATATCCAAGTGTTGTGCTAACTTGCAACGACTCACCAAGAATAAAATTTGAAAATTCTTGACTTACTGAAAATCTTGGATAATTGCTATAATTTACTATTGTTCCATAAATTCCAGTGGTTATTGTTTGGGCAATACCTGGATTTGCAGATTCTTTTAATTCATTTAAATCAAATTCTAATACTCTTGGAAGTTCAGTACCAGAATTTGCGTAGGTAGAAACTGTGAAGAAATTATATCCATAATCTGCAGAATTAAATCCATCCCCTTCAGTTCCATACTTTAAAATTCCCTCTACAAAAATTTTATCTCCAACTGAAAAAGGTTCTGTAACAAATCCTGTAAACGGAGTTACTAAGAAACAAGTAACAATTCCTGTTGCTGATGTTTGTACTGTTTGAATTCCAACTCCATTATCATTATTAATTGCAATAATTTTAGAATTTAATTGAGGCAATCCTTTTGGTTTTTGATTTATAGTAACTGAAGTAATAGCTGTCCCATCAATTGTTGGAGTTAAAAATCCAGAATCTACCCTAGTATCAGTAACAGAATTTACAACGATTAAATTAGGTGGGAACGTATAATTTCTACCACCAAAAGAAACATCAATATCAACAATTTCATTCGAATCTTTAATGATTAAAAATTTAGCAATAGATGCTTCTGGTCTTAAAGTTTTATCTGAAGAATATTCGAATCCCTCATTTAAAATTCTAACATTATTAATTTTACCAATGCTATTAGATTGTGGTATAATATAAGCACCGCTTCCTGAGGTTGATCCTATTCCATCAAAAATTGGTAGTTTACTAAAGTTGGAACCGGGAGAAATAGTTCTGATTTTAGATACTCCACCAAAAGCGGTTAAAGATGAAGTATCATATTTTAATTCATCACATTCTGTTTTAGAATAATTGTAATTTTCTGGAGAAATTGGTAAAGAAATTTTAAATGTAGTGTCACTAACTCCAAAGATTTTATACTTGTTATGATAATGACTATCAATAAAATTAATTTGAGAGTAATTCTGAACCTCTAAATCTGGAATACTTACTACTCCAGATTTTTCTAACCCATAGAATAAAGAAGATGGTAATTTATCATCATAATTAATTGTTAAAGAAGCATTTGTCGATACACCAGCAGTTCCAACACCTGATATTGAAAAAATACTTGTAGTTCCTACAGAAATAAAGTCATCTTTTAATTCCCTATCATAAAATATTTTAAATCTAAATCCAGAAAGTGAAGTATCTGAAAGATCAAATATCGCATTATTATTTTTAATTATATCTAAACTTGGATTAATTGGTAATAATCTATGTGTAACTGCAGGTGCTGAATTGATATCAACAAATAAAGGTGGATTAGAAATAGAATCAGTATAAGTCTGACATAGTTTAATTAAATTATCATCAACTTTATAAACGTAATAAATTCCAGTTGATAGACCAGATGCAACTGATGTTGATTTGTAAATAACCTTATCACCAGTTTTAAATCCGTGATTTGAAATTGTTATCTGATTAGCAACAGTGTTAATACCTGATGAAGTAAATTGAACAGGATTAATTATTAACTTATCTTCATTAGAGTCATATAAAACTTTTATTGATGTAGATGTTCCAATACCAACAGAAAGATTTGGTTTAACTGTTAATTGAATTTCATCTCCATTGTTTAATTGATGACTTGTCGATACAGATACAACTGATGTAACTCTTTGAATGTCACCTTTTATTTGGGAGAAATTAGATCTTATTGAATATTGATAGTCATCGGAACCGTTGGAGATGAAATACAAACCATTAGTAGTTGTAGTTAATCCGATTTGAGTTGTAATTCCGATAAAATCTACAGATTTTTTGATAACATAAACAGTTTGTTCGTTTCCACTAAATGGCAGATCAAATGCAGTAGAACTAGATGTATTTGCTACAGATATAGCAGAGGCGGTTCCTGGTTTAGTTAAAATTACTTCTTGATTATTTTTGAATGGATGATTTGGAAGATATAAAGATTGTGTTGGTATATAAACTGAACTAATACGATTTCCTATATTATAGTTTACAGAAATGCCAAGTCCGCTGGTGGTTCCAACACCAACTGCTTTTTTGGGATTAAAATAAACAATATCATTATCCTTAGATTCAAAGTAATCTGTTTTTTTATTAACAGTAAAAGAATCTGGAGTAAAATAAACTACAGATGTTGATGTATGAATACCGCCAGATGTATTTCTAGAAACTCTAAGAACATTTTCATATTCGAAAATGTTTAATAAAGAAAATGTTTCGGATCCAATACCAATACTACTTCCAACAGAAATATTATTTGGAATATTAGCAACATAGATATCAGTTACAATTCCAGTTGTCGAATAAGCAGGAATGTCTCTAGATAATGTGGATGTATAAGATGTGACTCCAATTTGATAAAAACCATTAACATCACTCAGTGTCGTTGAAAATCCAGAAATACTTACATAATCTAAGTTTTCTAATTCGTGTTTTGGAGAAACTTTTATCTTAATTTTTCCACCATCTTGCCAAGTGAATAATGCATCATCATAAGATAATATACTTGTTTGTAAGTTTTCAATTTCTTTTCCATTAACTCTTGAAACTTGAGCAACTAATCCACCACCGCCGCTGGTGCTTTCATCGAAAATTAATGAATCTCCCACCTTATAATTATCACCAGAATCAACAATTTCATAAGAATCTATTTTGCCTTTAGTGACGGATTCAACTACTGATAATTGATTAATAAATTCATTAGATTCTAAAAGAAAATCATTGTTTGCATAAGTATCTTTAACTTTATATGGGAAAGTATTCCTAATTAAACTTGAATTATTGAAATCAAAGGATTGATTTAATGTTTCATTTTCTTTAATGAACTTAGAACGATATCTATTTCCAATAAAATAGGGGAAGATTCCAACAGTATTTCCATTTCCATCAACTATTGAAGTCGCAAAATAGGCATAAACTCCATTTGGAAACTCTGGAGTTATGCAGAATCTTCCATTATATTCATCCAAATCACCAGAATTTGTAAATTTATAATCTTCTATAAAAAATCCTGGAGCAAATCCAGAAGGACGGTTAGAAATATAATTAGTGTCTAAAGAATATCCAGAAGTAAGTCTTCTAATTGCAGAGTTCTTATTTTTTGGATCCGAATATCCATATGATCCATAAATTGGATTTCCATCATATGCCCATCCAATAATTGGTGAGTGAGATGCTCCAGTATCACCAAAAGCATTTTGTGCGAGTCCAGAATATCCTGAAATTGCATATTGCAAATTATTATATGAAGATCTAATAATTTCATTAGAAATGGTAGCACTATCATTAACATCGTCATATAAGAAATTATTATTTAATGTAATTGATCTTATTTGTGGATCAAATATTACACCCTTTCCTGAAGGTACTACGGAGATGCTTGTAGTATCTTGAGAATATCCAGAACCAGAGTTAACTATGACGACATCAGTGATTCTATTATTGGTAATTACTGGTTTAAGAACCGCCCCAGTACCAATCCCAGCAACTCTTAAATCTGGTGTTGAGTAGTATTCAACACCACCATATTGAATAGATACATCTCTTATTTGACCATTAACTATAACAGGTACAAGTTGTGCATATTTTCCATTTTTGATACTAATGGTTGGTTTATTTTGATAATTTAAAATACTCGATCCATAATCCGATCCATTATTATAAACATAAGTATCAATAATTTTTCCTCTTATAATAGGAGTTGCAACTATAGATCCTCTAGACTGAGTACTACCTAAACCAACAGCACTATATTCTACATTTAAAGATATAGGTGGATAATTAAAAATATGATATCCAGTTCCCGTTGATCCAAGACTTACATAATTTTTCCTTGTATAGTTTGAAGTTATAGTTGCTCCAACTCCAGCATCTGCAAGTCTAAATGTATCATCATCAATTTTAAGAACGTAATATTGATTTGATGTTGATAATCCAGAAATCGGGGTGGAAACAGTCGTTGAAATTCCTGTGTTTGAATATACAATTATTTCACCATCCTTAAATCCATGATTGATAAAAGAAACGGAATCATTTATTGTAGAAATTCCTGAAGAAGTAACTCTAAGTTTTCTATTGGTATATCCACTTCCACCATTAATAATTTTAATTTGTGTTAGAGTATTTTTTGGTTCCGTTAAAAACTTTTGAATTCCAGCAGTTCCAATTGTAGTAAATCCTACGGTATTAATTCCAGAATTGTAATCCGTTAATGACTGATACAACTGAATTGTTCTGTCATTAACATATTTTGCATAATAAGTTGACCCATTCCTTAAAGTTTCGCCACTATCAAAATCCAACCCTTGGAAAGTTGCGATTCCAATTGATGGATTATTTCCTGGACTATAAATGACAGGTTGACCATTTATAAGATTATGATTTGACGTAAATGTAATTGTTTCAAATGTGGTGTCTACTCCACCTCCATCTGATATCTGTCTTGCATCAAATTCAATTTCTCTACTTCTCTTATCTACAATAGGTTGAAATGATACTCCAGATCCGTTACCGCCAGTTAAGGTAACAGAAACAATCACATCTACATCAAAATCTTGAGGATCGACATAGATTGTCTCTAGAGAACCACTTATAACTGGTTGAATTAAAGCACTTCCAGAAGAAAATTCTAGTAAAGGCGGATTAATTACATCATATCCACTTCCACCATTTAATACACTTACCGACTCTAGAGGTCCATAATAAACTTTATCATTTGTCTTATAACTTATAATTTCTACACCATTTATTAACATTCCAATCGAACCTGGTTCAGTTAGAACGGATTGACCGTCTCCCATATTAAATGAAAGTGGAAACTTTCTTAATATTTTCTGTGGAGAAAGAACTTTTTCTTTCTGAGTTCTAAGAACAAAGTTATGAGTTCCTGTGGTCAGTGATCCAAAACTAACGTAATTAACTGTTCCAATCACAGATAGTGAATTATACAATCTAATTTGAAGATTTCCAGATCCACTTACAAGTTCAACAAAATATACACCTTCAGATAATCCAGAAATTGGTGATTGGGATGGTGTATAGTATATCTCACTTCCAGTTAAAAATGAGACTGGAGTGCTAAATGTTATAGTTGAATATAGACCACTATCTTCGTCGAGTCCTGCTACTCCAGAAGCATTATATGAAAAAATTGACTTTGTTATTTGATATGATGGTAATGAATTAGATGCAACATACATGTATTCATTATCTTGATTATAAACATTCTGAATCTCTGCCGTTACTGGACTAAACTCCAGAGGAACGCTTGAAGAACTAGCATTTTTAAGTTTTCTTCTAATATCATAATTAAAACTTTGGTTCAAAGTAAAAGAACTACTAGTTGTAACTTGTTTTCCTGTAATTTGAGTTACTAAAAGATTAGATGCTACAACAGTTTGAGAATCTCTATTTAAAATTTCAATGTAATCTCCTATTTTAAGGCTAGATTTATCAATGTCGCTCTTTAATACAACTTGAGAGATTGTTCCAGAGGAGAATGTATCGATTTCATATCTTGAACTTGTATTGTAGATCCAACTATTTGCAAAAATTTCTTTATAAGAAGGATTAGTTTGTGGATTTTTAATAATTTCACCAACACTCTTAACAGATATAACTTCGTCTGGATTAATTGGAGAATTTTGCTCTATGGGATTAAATTTTGATAAAACTCCAGTGAGTCTTAATTCTACTTTATTCTCTAAATCACCATTTTCATATCCATAGTATATCTCATCGGACCTTATTACCGATCCAGTTGTAATTTGTGTTGTAACTCCAGAGCAACCAAAAAATTGATTTATACTTTTATTCGTATATGTAATGATATTGTTACCGGAGTAGATTTTTCCAGATGTAGAAAATCCGATTGTAGAATCTACTGTAATGACAGAACTACCAACACTAACTGTCTCTATATTTTTTGTATTGCCAGTAATGTTGAAGGTTCCCGTAACTGTTGGAAACGCATCATCATATCCAATAAAAAGAAAAAGTTTATAATAAGTTTTTCCACTTCTTCTGATAATTTCAACCTCAGATACTGATGCTGTACTGCTAGGATCATTATTTTTGAAAATTGTTTGTCCAGCAAGATTTAGAGGATCTCCAGAAATTGCCTCTGCAACTACAACTTCTCTTCTAACATATGTTGCAGATGATGGTTTTAATAGAAACTGCTCCAAATCAATTACTTTTGGAGTTTCTCCAAATAGGATATTGAAGAGAATTCTAAAAGACTCATCAGTTCCTTTTGATTCATATAAAGTTCTTGCTTCTTTAATAAAGTTGCCAACATTCAAATCAGAAACAAAATTTATATCTTCTAATCCTGGTGTTAATGTATATTTTAATTTTTTATATAATTCCTTTAAAAAGAGTGAACTTAGATTTTGAACTGTAGAGAGTCCAACGTGTGATGCCTGATTTGATGTTGAGAATACTAATTCTCCATAATTCAAATCTTTATGATAACTGGTAATACCAGAAAATCCACGAATACAACCAGTAAATGTAGTTGCGGAAGTTCCAGTATATGTAATTATTTCATCATCAATCTTCAATAAACCATATGAAGAAGGAAACCCTTTCGTCGATGTAACTGTAATGATTCCAGAAGAAGCAGTAATATCTGTAGTTAATCCAGTAAATCCATTAACTACTTCTGGAGTTAGATTATCAAGTTTTAAGTACTGATCAAGATTTTCAGAAATATCTGTAGGACCGCCCTGATATTCTTGCGAAATATAATACTGCTTTAAAAAATCTAAAGTTTTGGGGCTTTCTTCCAAAATAAATTCTGGAAGTTGATTTTCAAGTACCTGCTGTACTTTTACTCTGGATTCAAAACCCGTTTTTATCATCTTATGACCTCTTTAATTCCCCGTTCGAATAACTTGATCTATAGTAACTATTAGTGGAAAACATAGTTCCAGAGACATCATCGCCAGAAGCAATAACATCTTTAATCATATTTATTTTGCTTTTTGATATGCTAAAAGATAGATAAAGATCCTTGAGTCCGATGATATCATTAGACTCTGGGAACGCTTGTATTTCAATAATATCTTGCCCTAAAGAAGTTTCTGTAATGGTTACTCCATTTAATAAAATTTCACCAGAAGAATAGTCTACTGTTCCTGCAGACTTAACAATGACCAAGGTACTAAACGTTGTTGTTGTACCTATGCCTGTAACAACAGGAGTTTCTTTAACAATCGATATCGTTCCCTTTCCACTACCATCTAAATTTCCTTTGGAATCTTTATTTGGAGTATCTGTTAGATAAACTGTTTCTGGTTCTCCAAATATCTTAAATCCAGTTGATTTAATATTTTTTCCTTCAGGGTTTATATGGAATTTATTACCAAAACAAATCTCATATTGAGTTGGAGCATCGATTAATGCTTTTAAATCTCTTCTGAGTCTTACTTTTGTAATGTTAGAAGTAATTGCAGCATCGGTGTTATCAATAACTTGCAGAACCTTACTGTACTTAAATCTTCCACCAAAAGCATTTAAATTTGGTGACTGTGCATATGAATTTAGAGAAGAAATTACTTTTGTCTTGAGATCTTCAACACTTCCAACTTGAGAATAATTGTAATAAACTGATGAATCAATTTCAACATAAAGAACTTTAAGATCTATAATTTCAGGATTAATTCCTGCAACTGTATATTGCTTTAATTTGTTTTTGATTTCTTGCTTATCAAAGTCTGAAACATAGGTTCCATTCTTAGGTTTAATACTAATCAAAACTTTTCCAAACTGTGGTGGACTGAGTTCTTCACCACCAACTACAGATATTGATTCTGCATTTTCATAAATTTTGGATTTAATAAGAGATTCATAATCTCTAGATGTAACTGCACGATATTGTGATGCGTACAATCTAGGCGCATACGATTTAACTGATTGTATACTTTCAATATCAGATCCGTTTTGGGATGATTGTATTGTTGTAACAGTGATCGTATTGTTTATAATCTCGGTAGCATCATTTTCGTTTTTGAATGTTCCGGCAAAACTAAAAGCATTCGCGCCATTTCCATTCTTACCATCAGTAATAATATACGTTACGGTAATAATTGAATTGTTTTCAAGTTTCTTACCAAATCTACCATCTCCAAAAAGAATCTCATATTTTTCATCCTTAACTTCTTGAATCAGATAGGTTTCAGATGTTGAACCAATTTCAAAAATATTATCTACAAGAGTATATAAGTTTCCTAATCCTGTGTTACTTGGAGATTTTACGTATACACGAATTGTAGTCGTGTCTATGAACGAATTATCTAATATAAATCTCTGATCTAGTGATCCATCTACTGTAAACTGTTTTCTGAGAAAAGTTCCTTCCTTAAGAGTAATATTGCTAAACGTCGCTGTACCGTTGATAACACTTGCTGTAATGTTTTCTGGAACTGAAAACACGTATGATGTGCCACCAGCGGAACCAGTACAAACTAATCCAGATTGTAATGTTAATGTCGATGTCGAGGTCGTTGGTTGCGCTGTGAACGAAACAACCGCACTTGATGCTGTTCTAGACTTAGGTACGTACCCAATGTTTCTAGCTAAAGAAACAACATTTTCTCTTACGGTCGCTGAGTCCAAAAAGGACTCGTTTACGACCATATTTGAGTTAAATGCTGTAATATAAGTGTTATATGCTAAGGTATCAATTAAAACAGAAAAATTAGACCCTTCAAAGTCGAAATCCGTAAAATTGGAATTTGCACGGAGATAGTCTTTGATAGATGTCTTTATCTGATCAAAATCTAAATTAGAAAACTTAGTAAAAGGCATTTTATCTTGCTGCCTCTAATATGAATGAAAATTGTTGTGTAGGAATTTCTTGCCCTATAATATCAAAGGTAATTGTAATTTCAAACTCATTTGTATCTGGACTTGGGTTTACCTGTACTAAAACATTTTGAACTCTTGGTTCAAAATTCTGAATAGTCAGACGAATTTGGTCTTGAATGACCGATGCAGTTCCAAAATCAACAAATTCAAAAAGACTTGAACGAACATTTGAACCAAGAGTCAGATTAAAAAATCTTTCTGTTGGAATCGTTTCAACTAAATTGCGAATGGAACGAATAATCGCATTCTCATTCTTCAAAATGGGTAAGTCTTTAGTAATTGGATGAGGTTCAAAAGATAAACTAATATCTTTAAATGATCTAGATACCCTATTTACTGTCATTAGGACATAGAATTTCTTCTTTATTTATTCCTATTTCCAAGAAGATCCATAGACTGGTTCAGTTCCATAGTCCCAATCATCATAATCTTCATCATTTCGAATCTTTTCATGCAACTCCACTTGTTTTTTAAAGTCATGTTTGGGTGCTGTATCGTGCATAACCTCTTGAATGACTCTTTTTTGAGGAACATCGACATAATCTGTGATTAAGCGATCAGTTCCCCACATATCATACATATAATTTTTGTCTCTATCGACGGGTAGATTTGACATTTTAGCTCCTGTTTTAACGAATAAAACAGAACTTTTATAAAGGAGGTTGCTATCTCCTTATGTCTATTTAACGTTCTACTTCTCTTAATGAGTATGAGTCGGAATTAAGGTATTTTAAGACTTCTAAGGCGATTAAACGGGGATTTCCTTCACCGCAAGTGTAGACATCGACTGCTAAACACCCATTTTCTGGCCAAGTATGACAAGAAACATGACTTTCTGAAAGAGCAATCACGACTGTACAACCCTGAGGTATGAAACAATGAGAAAAAACGTTCAAAATGGTCATTTTTGCACGTTCAATTCCCTTAATCATGACGTTTTGTAGAGAATTTACGTCATTAATCAGGTTAAAATCAACATCATACACCTCTAGCAGCAGGTGCTTACCCATTGAAAACTGTTTCAATTCAATTTCGATAAAAAATTTATTTATTCGATATAAAAACCCTTGCGATAATAGTCTATATCATCAACAAATCTCATATTTTCAACTTTTTCATCGCTCCAAACTGGAATTGCAAGTGAATTTCCATAACGAAAATCAGGATTTCTACGAAAATGAACTTCAATTAACTTATCTCCAATGAATTCGCAGTTAATCCAGTCATAAGTTCCCTTTAGGTCTTTTAAAATCTCAGGAAATTCAACTTTTTGATCAATTTTTTCCCACTTTTTCCATTTATAATAAGGGTCATTCTCATCTCTAGTGCCAACGACAACCAATTCTGCCTTCTGCTGACAAAAATCAATACTTAAATGCTCACCTTTAAAGATTTCACACCAAAACTCACCTGGATGAAATTGATCAGTGTGTTTTTCAATCCATTCATTACGAGCAAAACGCCCCATACCGAGCAAGTTCACCATCGGGCGAACAATATAAAAGTCGGGTTGAGGAACAGTAGTCCCAACAGGACCACATGTATACTCTAAAACCCGACTTAAAAACAATTTATTATAAACCCAGAGGTCTGACGGATGTATATTTTCCCATTCATCATTACCGTCTAGGTAATACATTATCCCTTACCTTGCCCTCTATATTTTTTTCTAGCTCCATTACGAGAAGAGGCAGCGTATTTTGTTCCAGCTCCATCGCCTTGGCGAGACTTTTTAGGTGGTCCAGGACTATAAGACGTGCGCTTATTCAATCCACCAGTTGCTTTTGCCATTTATGATTCTCCAATAAAATTTCAGTTTCAAGATCTTCAGGGGATGGAGAACCTGTCTGATAAAATTCAATCGACAGATCCTCCATTACATCGAAATATTCTTCTTCTGTGAGACTTGAATAAATTCGTCTTCCTTTACAAAGAATATTGTAACGTTCGTTAGACATCAAATCACTCTTGTTTTTTCGTGACCAACGCGGATGCGAGGATCACACCAGATTTCAAAACCTGCTTCCTTTGCATCCAAACAGAATGATACATCTTCTCCACACATATCCTGAACTTGCCCAGATTCAAAGACTTGCATCTTTGGAGCAAACCAAGGATATTTCATTTCTGAATGTTCAAAGACTCCATTCTTAATCAACAACCAACCAAAACCAGTATAGTCTACTGTGAATGGCTTTCTACGCTTTGAAATACTTTCAACAGTTTCATGATTCATCACACCACCATTGTTTCGGAAATCATCTTCCTCTAACCAATGTGCCACTGAGGTTGTTACACCATCTTCAGTCGCATACCAACCAGCAGCAATGTCCTGATCCATTAGAACCAGTTGCCAAAACTTTTCAGTGTTGAATACAATGTCAGAATCAATCCAAAGTTGCCAATCATATTTCAGTTTCCCATCCCAAGGTACCTGATCAGGTCCTCTCAGAACATTTGCTCCCAAACACTTACAGCGAGCAAAATTAACCATTGATGAATAATCTTGCGAAATCTGAATGCTAGCACCTGCTTGAACTAAATCAAAACAAAGTTGCACGAAGTTCTTAAGATAAACATAAGAAACTCCTCTACCAGGCAGACAGAAAACAACTGACTTTCCTCGCACCATTTCTTTTGCCTTATTGTAATCCCATTCTTCAGCAGAATTACTTGGAGACGGTGCTTTTGCTTTTACTGTGAATCCTTTAGCCATAAGATAAAACGTTTACTTCAGTATCATACGTTATTATGTAGTGAATGTCAATCACTCCCGTTCTGAGAGAATTACTTCATCACCTTCGATTGAAAATTGAATCTCAGTATCTTCATACCATGAGAGTTCATTAACAATTTCTTCTGGAACAACAAGGTAGTACTCACCAGAAATTGGATCGACTTGTAGGGACTCAAAAATATCTCCGGAATTTTTTTTCATTTGGTGTATTATATGCGACCTTTTTCAGAATTATATAGTATCCGGAATTTTTTGAATAGAGAGATATTGAGAGGTCGATCTGGGTCGTTTATAGCTTAGGGTAGTGGTGCGTTTTTATATCACGGGGGCGCCCCCGATCGCGCACGGCGGCGGGGGACTGTCGTTCACGAACGAACGCATAAGGCGACCAACCCCCCACCAGACCCCAGAAGGTCAGAAGCGGACTGCCAGAGCAGAATGCCCGACGCGATCTGCCAGACGGTCACGGGCCGCGGCGATACGGTCGGCGCGATGCTGTGCCTTAGCGTTGCTAATGGTGCCCTTAAGATCAGCGACCATCTCACGACCCATCCCACCAACGGGATTCAGAGTGACCCCACGACCGACACACCGATCGCCGCTGCCCTGACCCCGACCACGAACGGTGACGGATTCATCTCCATCACCACGGCGGACTTGCCCAACAGAAGCGCCACGCCCACGCTGACCCTGACGCTGCCAAAGTTCATCAGCACGGGGGTTGCGGCGGGGCAGGCGGGTAACGGTGTAGGTCATCGGGGTGGGGTGGTGAACTGAGAGAATTGTAGCACGGGCAGGGGGAGGGTCACCAGGTCGGCAGTGCCTCCTGTGCCTCATCGCGATGTGCCTCAGAGAACTGCCCTGCCCACGTGACGGCATCAGTTCCCCACGGCGGGGTCAGGCGGTTGAAGTTGGTGCCGTCGTTGCGGTAGGCGACCCAGATGGTCTGACGGTCGGTGAGGCGGGTGGCAGGAGAGAGGCGCATTGGTTCGGGGTGTGAACTGAGAGAATTGTAGCACGTTCCGTGGCACAGATCAGGCGACGGATTTGGCGGCAAGCATCAGGGCGTGGAATTTATGGAATTCGTGGGTCATGCCAGGGGAGAGCGTCGGGCGTCCCTTGCTGCCGTGAGCGGGAAGGTGGAAGGTCTGAGCGATGGCGGGATGGGTCACCTTGTCGTGACTGCCACCAGGTTTGATCGTGCCTCCTGATTTAATGATGAGGCGGCGGGCATCGCGGATCTTCAGGGGTTGCATCGGGTCCGTTGCTTTGGTTCCCATAGCATAAACCCCCCAGCGGCGAACCGTAGGGGGGCAATGGTCAGATTCAGAATTGGATGGGTTCGGCGGTCGGTTCGCCGTCACCGTCCTGAGCGATGCGTTGTCCGTCAGAGAGTCCTTCCAGGATGCTCAGAATCTGGGAACCGTTGCGACCCTGGCGGAGCAGGGAAAGGGCAAGGTCAAGGGTCATGGGTATGCTAGGATTGTGAGTTGGTTTGGTGTGGGCGTCTTTCAGGGCGCACCCGTTCCCATGAGTCAGGCGGCGACCAGCAGATCCTCCTCCCAGCGGTAGAAGGTCAGAATCTCAGCGTAGGGGTCAACCTCCACAGTGGGGGCATTCGCTCTCATGATCGCTGCCTTGCACTGGGCGGCAATCTCATCAATGCTGAGGGCGCGGTCGGTGGCGGGGTTGTAGCGCATGGTGTGGTTCGTTTGAACTGAGAGTATTGTAGAGCAGTTTAGGGTCAGTGCTCAGGACCCGTATGCCAGTTGATCAATCGGCATAGAGGGAGATGAAGTCCTCCACGAACTCCCGTGCCTCATCGCCACTCATGCGGGAGATCATCTCACGGGCGACGGTCTCCCAGGAGAAGTCGTCTGCCAGGTCAAAGATGGCGCACCGTGCCTGAGAGGCGCTGAGGTTGGCGGCGGTGATCTGAGCGTAGGTCATGGGGTTCCTTTGAACTGAGAGTATTGTAAGGGGTCGGGGTGGGGTCTGAAGGGGTGGGTTGTGCCACCCCTTTGATTGTCACTCCATCCCCATCGCTTCCTTCAGGGCATTGTATGCCGCCAACCAGTGGGCGGCATCATCATGGTTGCCCTTGGTGCTCTCATCACAGGCGATGCACAGGAGCGCGGTGCGGATGGTGCCCCACTTGCCTTCGGGCAGGGTGACGGTCGTCAGGGTCTCAGGGTTCCAGGGGGCAGCGGTCATGGGAGGTCGTCTGAACTGAAAGTATTGTAAGGGGTCTGGGGGTCAGAATGCCACCAGCTGGTCCAGATCCCATTGTGGCACACTGGCGACCCCATCGATCACGTAGGCGCCCTGATTCTTCCGCAACCAGGCGTTGATGTGCTTGGTGGTGGTGGCGCTCCACTGGTAGGCGGTGCGGATCCACCCTTTGCCAGGCACGATCGCGGCGACGGGTTGATCATAGGAGAACAGGATGCAGGTCCCGTCTGCCAGGGTCACCTCAGTTTGGTTGCTGCCGACTTGCTGGACTTTCATGGTGGGGTCGTTTGAACTGAGATCAGTATAAGGGGTCAGCGGTGCCCTTTGGGGCAGGGAGTGGACAGTGCCTCAGGTGTCCTCATCCTCCCCCAGAATGAACCCATCAACCCATCCTGCTGTGTATCCGTCATCTTTGGTGAACAGGCGGATCTTAAGAAGTTTGGCGATTGCAAAGGGCAAACCGATCACCAGGGCTCCAGGGATGAGAATGGCAAGCAGTTCGGTCATGGGGTTCCTTTGAACTGAGAGTATTGTAGCGGGTCAGCGGGCGATCAGGTCGCCTGCAGTGTACAGTGCCTGAGCTGTCACAGTGCGGACGGGACGGATCGGTTCCCAGAGCA